CAGTATATTCTATTTGAAAGGTTTTCAATTTCTGATCGTACCCCCGGCCCGGCGTACTTCATCCCTAGATTCAGATGAGAAAGCAGCCCCCCGACATCACTCATTAAGTCTAACTCATTGCTATGACCATACGCATGATGTAGCTCATGGGATAGGGTGGCGATAGCATCAGATCGATATACATCCTCATGGTCCTTGATGTTTGTATTTCTATCTGGCTTTGTGTACGGATTCCACCAAGTTTTTAGACTGTGGCCTTTATCATCAGCTATCCCCCGACCATAATACTCCGCCGTATCATCATAAATAACACCCATGCGGATTTTATCAGGAAGCTTTGATAAATCCTGCCCATCCCTGGCCGCCAGATATCGGACCTCTTTGGATTTATCAACCCACAATCTAGCGTTAGCCTCCAGGGTGGCCTCCATTGCCTGGTGCTCTGCTTTGATGTCAAACTTTCCAGAGTCTGGGACACTTAAAAACGACTCACTGAATTCGACTTTCGGCCCTAGTTTAGGAGATACAATCAGGGCCCCAGATATATCGCTGGCTTCCTTCCATCCAGCCTTTTCTGCCAGCCTCTTGATCTCTGCTGCCCTGGCCGCCTCGCCCTCTTTGCCCTGGAGCACATCCAGGCCGCGCCTCAGTTCTTCAGGCGCTAAAGAGATAACGTGCTTGCAGCCTACATGAAAAAGTCCTGTAGCGCTACTCAGGGCGGGAAATTCCTTATCCTGGCCAGACAGGGAGAAGGTCCGATCCTGGTAAGGTGCACACTTCGGGCAGCTGCCCGCGTGGTGAGATATCCGGACCAGATCATGGCCCTTTTCCTCCAGCCTGTTTATGGTGCCCTGTCTAAAGGCTCCGTTAGTGGTTTCAGTAGCCAGCACTTTAGCATAGCGCCGCATATTCCAGCTATGCCCAGCCTTATCCACAAAGCCGGTTATGCCCCTCTCTGCCAGGTCTTTCCTGATCTGCTGGGCTGCCTGCCTGGTGGTTTTGCTGCCTATGACTGCCCCTCTGGCAGCCTCCAGGGCCACATTTCGATAAATGTCATCTACCCGCCGGCCCACTACATGGACCACATCCTCCAGCCGGGAATAGGCATTATCTGCCAGGACCTCCACAGCCTGCTGGTGGACTGATCCAAAGCCAGCCCTTACATCTTTGCCTGCCAATGGGTCCTTATCCGCCCATTCTACTCCCTGCATGTAGCTGGCAGGGATGGCCTCCTGGCACCAGGCCCGGGAGCCTTTCAGCAGATCGGCTTTGATCTGCTGGACTCTCTGCAAAACAGTCTGCTGCCAGGCCAGGCTGTAATCCTTAGGAGTGCCCAGCAGGAGCCGGTTGATCTCCTGCAGGATCTCAGCTTCAGCCTCAGTATAGAGCTTGATGAGCCTCTGGGCCTGGGCATCACTGAGAGGTTGACTGCTGGCCATTCTCGCCACCATCGTCCAATCCTGGGAGAGATACCGTTGGAGCGCCCACTGAAGGCAGCTGTGTCTCGCCCTTCAGCTTCTCCATCGCGTCCTTGAGTGCCTTGCCATCCAGCTTATAGAGCATCTTTAGGGCCATCTCATCCCAGATTAAGCCCGTTGCTTTCAGTTGGACTATATTGGTGACTGTCTCATTAAAGTCCTCAGGAAGACCATCCTGCCAGATGATAGATACTGACTCTGCCGGGATCGCCCCGGTGTAGCCTTTGGCTGCCTCAAATGCTGTCCAGATCTTTAGCTCCTCTTTGATTTGAGGGTCGGCAACCAGCTTGAGCCTATCCACCTTTTTTAGGGGCACAAAGAGCATTAGCCGCAGAGCCGTGCCACTCGCCTGGGCTCCGGCCTTCGCAGGCTCAAAACATGCCTCGCATGTTTCGGACAAAGCATAGAGCTGCTGGAGATCAGTTTCAAACTCCTGGAATGCCGCCGCCAGTTGGCCCTCCCAGGTCACATAACCTGGATCTCCGGCCCCCTTGACTCTCTCCAGGACCTTCTTTTTGCTGTCATAAACCACTGCGCCGGTATCTGTCTTGGTGAATGCCCCAGAATCCTCAGGCAGGATCAGGAGCGGCTCGCTGTGGACATCCAGGATTCTGCCTACTCTGGTGAGCCTGGCCTCCATCCGCTTGATAATCGAATCTAAATCATGATAATCATCTATGAGCCCATCGGATGAGGTGGTCAGGTTCTCCACCACAGACACCAGCGGCTCAGTGATGCCTGTCTCGGTGATGGTGACATTCTCCGGGCCTCGTATGATCAAGCCGGCAGCAGACACCAGATACTCCCGGCTCTCGATTTCACCAGGCCGATGGATACGGCAGAATAGCCGCCTCTCTATGATATGATCTGTTATCTTGGACTCATCCAGCCAGGCGATCATATGGGCAACGACTCGCCCGAAGCTATCCTCGAGGGGGAAATACTTGGATGGGTGAACTACCTGGAGCCTACATCCGTCCTCATAATATCCCTCAATTATGCCATGGCCAAACCTGGAAACATCGATCTGGCGGGTGTGCTGCAGGAGCCAATATCTATTCCTGGCTACAAAATCGTCTAGGTAAATCTGCTCTTTGCTTTCGGGATCCTCGGAAACTGTGGCTTTGGGCTGCTCGCCAAAAAGAAAATCGGCCCAGAGAGTAGACAGCCGCTTATGCCAATTGAGAACTATGATGAGCTTATTATATTCCGCAGTATGGGAGCTGAAGAGGTTCAGCAAGACCTGAAAGACTTTTGTGTGCTGTCCCATGAAGAGGGCTTCATTCTCTTCATAGGTCTTGAGCCGCGGGAGTTCGGATGTAGGGGGCCAGGGCTTGCCTATCTGCAGGACGGCCTCAAGATCTTTGATCACGTTATTATCCTCATCTGTCTAAGTTGCTTGGCGGCTTCCCTGCCTATGTATCGGGAGCAGTCTGTGGCATGATCCGGCGCACCAGATCCGCCTTTGATATACATGTCTATGCCCTGGGCTTGCTTCTTCTCATCCCATAGGAGATTAGCAAAGCCGTGTATAGTCGATTCACATTTCTGGTAGATCTTCAGCCGGCGCAGAGAGAGAAGCGTCGTCAGGTCCTCGATGCCGGGCATGATTGCGTTCTCGGCATCCCGGATATTATAGAGCTGAAAATGCTTGGACTGCTTGGCTTCTCTCTGGAATCCCGGCTCTTCCGGAGGGATCAGGAACTTTAGGGGCTGGATCGGCTTATCATTCCAGTAGCAGAGCCTTGCCAGGTCCTCGATGTACTCAGGGTTTGTCTTTTGCTTTTGTCTCTTTAGAGAATCCCATTCAAAGTCTTTGATGCAGTACCACACGCCGCCCGAGAGCCCCCAGAGCTGGGCTACGAAGGGATTGCTTATGCCATAATCGAGCCCGGCCAGGAACATGGTAAAATGGTCTGGAAGTTTGTCGACCACATAGCCGGCAGCAGGATCTTCCTCGAAGAACGGAAAGACCCGGCCCTCGGCAGCCGCCCGCAATCCGAGCACATATCGCTTATGATAGACAGATCCGATAGGCCACTGAGACTTTATCCTGTTCTTGGCTTCTTCAGAAAGCGATGGGTTATCATCCATCACTAAATGAAGGAAATAGAGCTTGCCGTCTTTGGTTAGTGGATCGGTAGTTTCAATATACAGAGGATGATTAGGATTTTCTGGATTATTAAGGAACCACGCCTTAGCGCCTTCCACTGAAAGGCGGGCGAGCCCCTGATTAATGAAGCTCTGGGGCATCAGTGGCGGCTCATCGAAGAGGATTCCAGCCAGGGTTTTGCCCTGAATCAGATCTTGGCTAGCTTCATCTTTTCCGCCATAAATCCAGAACACGTTTTCGTGATCAGTGTCAGAGTTATAAATTGTTAGATGTGAGCCTTCTTCCCTGCCCCGCCTGAATTGTACTTGATAAGATGGCTCCACAGAAAGCACTTTCATAAGCGGGCGAACTTGATTTCTTATAGCCGTCCCGATGGTTTTGGAGCAGAGCGCAAATTCCTCTTGATCGTAGGTATATGATGCCCAGTTCACGAAGCTGAAATCCGCCAGGACGGTTTTGCCGCACCGTACAGATCCTTCCGCCTGGAAATATGCCAGGTCTTTGAAAGGGCTTGACGGAGTCCACCAATAGAGGATCTGCTCTTGTTTGGGGCTTGGAGGCATCCAAGAGAATGCCGGTTTATTGAGGCGGCGGGCTTTCTGTTTCTGCATAGACTTTACTCGCCCGGTTCATATATCCTGCCATAAAGCCGCTATCTTTCTTTTCGCCATCTGGCTTATCTGGATTGCCCTTAGATAGGATCTCCAAGACTTTCACCGCCGGGGCGATGCAAGACCCGAGTGCTCGGAGGTCGTGTGTTTCGGCCTTCTTTGCTGCCCGGAGGCAGATATCATAGATCTCCTGAGCGCACCCGGCCACATTCAGGCCGATTTTGGTCTGCTTTTCGATTGCAGCAGACTCTATGACTTGGCAAATATGCCCGTCTGCTCTATGTCGATGTACTGCCGAAGCACCGACCTTAAA